GAATGAATCTCCTCTTGAATATTTTATCGTTAATAGAGATTCGTGTTTATTATGGAGACAATATGTCCGCTAAATCTAAAGTCCTCGCCTATCTTTCCAAGACTGGTTCTTACAACACATTGACAGCTGCTAAGATGCAATCTGTTTTTGGTGTTTCAAATCCTTCAGCAACAATCAATGAGTTGCGTAACGAAGGTTATTCAATCTATTTGAATACACGCACGACTCAAAGTGGTGGGAAAGTTTCTTTCTACCGTTTGGGCACACCAACTAAGCGTGTTGTTGCCGCAGGCATTGCTGCAATCCGTTCACAAGGACAACGTGCTTTTGCCTAATATTTCTTAGGAAACCACTTGAGGGAGTGATACATATAGGTGTCACTCCCTCTTTTTATTTTATGGAAACCTTATGGAAATTGAAGTTAAAATTGATGAATTGAAAAAGCACAAAGTCTTTATCGCCACACCAATGTATGGCGGCATGGCTCATGGTCTTTATATCAAATCCTGTCTGGACTTACAGACAACTTTTGCAAAGTACGGAATTGAAACCAAGTTTTCTTTCCTGTTTAACGAATCACTTATTACCCGAGCACGAAACTACCTTGTAGATGAATTTCTCCGCTCAGGTTACACACACTTGTTGTTCATTGATTCGGACATTCACTACAACCCGCAAGATGTTCTTGCATTACTAGCTCTTGATAAAGATGTTATCGGTGGGCCATATCCTAAGAAATCTATCAACTGGCCTAATGTTGCAGCCGCAGCAAGAAACCATCCAGAAATGGAACCTCGTGACCTAGAAGGTCTTGTTGGTGAATACGTTTTCAATGTGGTAAAAGGCACCTCACAGTTCCAAGTTACTGAACCTCTTGAGGTTATGGAAATTGGTACAGGTTATATGATGGTTAAACGTGAAGTGTTTGAGAAAATGGAAACAGAATATCCATCTATCAAGTACAAACCAGACCATGTTGGTCAAGCCAACTTTGATGGTACACGATACATCCATGCTTACTTTGATACAGTAATTGACACCAAAGATTCTATCACAGGTGGTGGTTCTGAAAGATATTTGTCAGAAGATTATATGTTCTGCCAAATGTGGCGTAAGATGGGTGGAACAATCTACTTGTGCCCTTGGATGAAAACACAACACATTGGTACATATGCCTTTAGTGGTAATATGCCTGCTGTTGCACAGTACACAGGAAAACTATAATGGCAAGGTTTGAAGAAGATGTTGTAAAAGCTTCTCAAACCGCCACTACTGGTGGCCGCAAATTTGATGGTAACAAACTTGAATTTGGTTTGTTGCCACCAAAAGCGTTAGAAGCTACTGTTGATGTTCTTACTTTTGGCGCTCAGAAGTATGAACGGGATAATTGGAAAAAAGTACCTGACTCAAAGCGTAGGTACTTTGATGCGCTACAGAGACATATGTGGGCATGGAAAAGTGGTGAGACCCTAGACCCTGAGTCTGGCAAACATCACCTTGCTCACGCTATGTGTTGCCTCATGTTTCTCTATGAACATGATACAATCTATTCTGTGAATGATTAATTTTTTTGGAGTATATTATGAAACTATCTAGTGACACACTATCAGTATTGAAAAACTTTGGTTCTATCAACCAAGGCTTACTGTTCAAACAGGGCAAGACCCTAAAAACTGTTTCTTCACACAAGAATATTCTTGCTGAAGTTACAATCTCGGAAGAAATCCCTACAGACTTTGGTGTTTATGACCTAAACAACTTCTTGTCTGTGGTTTCTTTGCATAAAGACGATACATCATTTGACTTTGATGAGAAGCATGTTGTAATCGTTGGCAACAAAGGCCGTAGTAAAATCAAGTATCGCTTCTGCGACCCTACTATGATTAACACACCGCCTGAGAAACCTCTGACGATGCCTGAAGCAGAGATTACATTCAAGTTGACCTCTGAAGACTTTGATTGGATTCTCCGTGCCGCTTCTGTATTGTCTTCACCACAAGTTGCTATCGAATCTGATGGTACTGAAGTGAACATTGTTACTATTGATTTGGCAAATGATTCTGCTCACACCGATGCACTCAAACTAGATGCCGCTGGTGATGGTAGTAAGTATCGTATGGTATTCAAAACAGAAAACTTGACAAAGGTATTGCCAGGTTCTTATGTTGTATCCATTTCTTCAAAGGGTATTTCAAACTTTAAGAATTCAAATGTACCACTACAATATTGGATTACTACTGAACAAGGTAGCAAGTTTGAGAAGGCTAACTGATGTTAAAATACTTCACTAATGCACTCGAAGGTAATGCTTCACAATCATTAGCAATTAACCCTGCTCATGTTGTAACAGTATATGAAAACAACCTTACGTTTAAGGATGCTGAAGATAATGTTACAGAAGTGCAACCAGTTACAAGTATCTTTACCTTGAATAACATTACATATAATGTAACTGATACTTACCTTGAAGTTGTTGCTCGCCTCAATGAGCGTGACTAATTTTTTATTATGATTTATGTGAAAGGTTCCTATGGAACATTTGTTATGGACAGAGAAGTATCGCCCGAAAACAATCGAAGATTGTATTCTACCAGAACGGTTGAAACTGCCGTTTCAGGAGTACGTCAACCAGAGAAACATTCCAAATCTTCTTCTGGCTGGTGGGGCGGGAGTAGGCAAGACGACCGTAGCCAAAGCACTTTGCAACGAAGTGGGTTGCGACTACATCGTAATCAATGGTTCTGATGAATCAGGTATCGACACATTCAGAACCAAGATTAAAAATTATGCATCGTCAATGAGTTTAACTGGTGGCCGCAAGGTCATCATCATTGATGAAGCTGATTATCTAAATCCAAATTCTACGCAACCTGCTTTGCGTAATGCGATTGAAGAATTTGCAAGCAATTGCTCATTCATCTTTACTTGTAATTACAAGAACCGCATCATTGAACCATTGCATTCACGTTGTGCAGTTATTGAGTTCTCTCTAAAGAATGGTGAGAAGGCCAAGATGGCCAGTGCATTCTTTAAGCGAATCCAGTCTGTTTTGCAAAGTGAATCCGTTGACTATGATGACAAGGTTATTGCTGAACTAATCAAGAAGCACTTCCCAGACTTTCGCCGTATCATTAATGAGTTACAGCGGTATTCACAGTTTGGTAAGATTGATACTGGTGTCTTGGCACAGATTGGTGATGTATCTATTTCAGAGATTGTAAAATTCATCCGTGATAAAGACTTTGGTTCTATTCGTAAATGGGTTGCTACTAATGATGTTGACTCTAATACCTTGTACCGCAAGCTATATGATTCAATGTATGATTTAATGAAACCTCAATCTATTCCACAGGCTGTGTTGATTCTTGCTGACTATCAGTACAAGGCTGCATTCGTTGCTGACCAAGAGATTAATACTGTGGCTTGCCTGACCGAGATTATGGTCAACTGTGAGTTCGTATGATTATAGACCTATTTAAACCAACCATCGAATGGATTAAAGATGACTGGAATTCTAATCGTTTTCGCTTTTGCGTTGAGCTGCTTGCTTGGTGCATTAGTATTGGGTGTTCAATTACCATGGCTCTCACGGTTCCCAGCCCGCCTTTACTTACTCTTTATCCTATTTGGATCATCGGTTGTGGTCTTTATGCTTGGGCTGCTTTTACTAGGAAATCATTTGGCATGTTGGCTAACTACCTGCTACTTGTGACTATAGATTCCGTTGGCCTGATCCGGATGGTAGTAAATTGACCGCCGGCGAACCGTCCGTAAAATGTCTAAATCTTACGGATACTAAATATTTGGTTAAGCATTAAAATTATGAATCCATTTGATTATGTTAACGCTATCTTGCAGAACAAGAAGCAATTGATTGTTGATGAAATTACTGAGAAAGACTATACACCTTTCTTGGTCAACCGCAGCCTTTCCTATCATAAAGACTGTATCATGTATGCCAATGAAATGAATCGTAGGCACTTCATTGATAAAAAACTACAAAATGATTTCCTTCTAAATACCGTACGGTCACAGAAAAGACCATTTGCTAAGTGGGCTAAAGTTGAAAAGAATGATGATTTGGAATGTATAAAGCAAATCTACAATTTTTCTGACTCTAAAGCTCGTGACGCTCGGCGTTTACTCAGCAAAGAACAAATCCAAGAACTAAAAGAAAAAACCGATACTGGTGGATTAAGGAAATGATATGGTTGATTTGTCAAAGTTTGTTGAGGTATCACTCAACGAACAGGATGATTTTTTAAAGGTACGTGAAACACTAACTCGGATTGGTGTATCTTCTCGCAAAGAGAAGGTTCTTTATCAGTCTTGCCACATTCTACACAAACAAGGCAAATACTATATCGTTCACTTCAAAGAACTATTTGCATTGGATGGTAAACCATCTAATATTTCAGAGAATGATATTCAAAGGCGCAACGCCATTGCTAATTTGTTAGAAGAATGGGGTTTGATTAAAGTGTTAAATAAAGATATACTAGTTGACAACATTGCACCATTGCACCAGATTAAAATTATATCATTCAAAGAAAAAGACCAATGGGAACTTATTGCTAAGTATAACATTGGAAAGAAAACACCAGAATATTGAAGAACCCACCTTAGGGCCGTTTGATGCTACGGTAACAAGGCGTCCGTGCAATTGAACTGACATACGTTAATTGTCCCTGTATAAAGTAAGCAGGAAGATACGCCTTCGGGGTATCATTTTTTATCAACTCGCTTAATAGGAGAAAAACTATGACACGCTTTACAACATTGTATCCTCAGTTTGTCGGCTTTGACCAACTATTCAATGAACTCGAAAGAATCGTTGAAGGTCAGGCTGTACCAAAACTTAATACTTTCCCACCACACAACGTACTCAAAGTAGATGACAGTCATTATGTCGTTGAAATGGCAGTTGCTGGTTTTAGCAAAGAAGAAATCGATATCCAATTGGATGACGGTGTTCTAATTGTTAAAGGTGACAAGAAAGAAAAAGAGGAATTTGAATATGTGTATCGTGGTATTGCAACACGTTCATTCACTAAATCAATTCGTTTGATTGACACGATTGAAGTCCGTGGTGCAGAATTCAAGGACGGCATTCTACGCATTGCATTGGAGAATGTTATTCCTGAGAATAAGAAACCACGTAAAATTGAAATTGGTAACAGTTTAAAGTTACCTAAGGCTCAGTTGTTACAAGAAAAAGTAACAG